CCGAGGCCTGGTCTCGCTGCTTGCGTGCGTCGGCCACTTCGTCCTCGGCGTCGGCGACCTGGCGCTCGTAGTCGGGGGCTCCGGTGGCAGGGCCGGGCTGGCCCCGATCGAGCTCACCGGTCAGCGCAGGCTCGTCCTCGGGGTCGACGAGGTTGCGGCCGTCGAGCTGCTCGCGCAGAGCACTGAGCTCGTCCACCTTGGCCATGTCCCCGGCGGCGCGGGCCTCGTCGATCTGCTCGGTCAGGCGGGCTTCGCGCTCGGCGACGATCTCGGCCAGGTGTGCCGGTGCCTCGAAGGCGCCGGGGGTTTCGATCGCCTCGTCGCTGAGTCGGGGAACCTGGATCTCCTTGAAGCGGGCGAGCTCGGCATCGAAGTGGCTGATGCTGTTCTCGCCCGAGCGTCCGATCTCCTCGAACAGCTGGCGGGGGTCGAGGCCTGGCGGCATGTTGCGCACGGTGCCCGCGAGTCCGACGCGCATGTTCCTCAAGCGCTGCAGGCGGATCTTGCGCTGGGTCTGCAGGTGGGTCAGCGTCGAGTCGATCGGCAGGCCGAGCTCGCCCATCCGCTTCTCGACGAAGCTGCGCAGCGTGGCCTCGTTGAAGTCCTGGCGCGACATCGAGTAGCCCAGCGCCTGCAGCTTGCCGCTGAACCCCGGCGTGTTGGCCGGGAAGCTGATCCCGAGGTAGGTCAGCATGTTGAGGACGTTCTGGATGCCGTCGTCGCGGTGCACCTGCGCCGACTTCACCAGCGCCTGGCCGATCGTGCCGCGCAGGTCCTGGTCGGTGACCATCAGCCCCTCGTCGGCGAGCTCGTGCACGCGACGCTTCATCGACTCGAGCACCTGGGTGCCCTTGAAGTACATCTCGAGCTCGGCGAACACCGAGCCCAGCTCATCGGGGTTGAGGGTGCGTGGCGCGTCGGGGACCTTCGGGTTGATCAGTGCGTCCACGCCCTGCATCCACTGCACCCGCTGCTGCGCCTGCGTCTCGTCGAGCAGCACGGCCGGGATGTCGCGCAGGTCCTCCCACAGTCGCCGCAGATCCTCGGGCGATGGGTCGTAGCGCGACATCAGCAGCGTGCGTGAACCACCGGCAGGCAGCGGGGGTAGCTGGCGACCGAGCTTGCGGGTGAGGAAGTCGAGGTCCTTGCGCGTCGGCGAGTAGCTCAGCCCGAGCAGGTCGTTCAGCTTGTGCAGCATCGTGGCGGCGTACTCACCGCCCTCGGCGCCGAGCAGGTTGCGCATCAGCTCGACGTCGCGCGTCGTCGGGTTGCGCCGCCCGGCAACGAGGTCCTCGAAGTAGCGCTGGCCATCGTCGATGGCGGCGTCAGCCATGTCGAAGCGGTCGCCCATCTCGTTGCGGTAGCGCTCGACGTTGCGCAGCTTCTCGTCCAGCTTGGCCTGCGCCCCGGCCAGCTGCTCGGGGGTCATCTGGCCGTACTTGCGGATGGCGTTGGCCCGCTCCTGCAGCGTCTGGATGGAGAGCTGCTCCTCCTTGGTCAGCTCGCGCCCCGGAGCCACCTCGATCTCGGTCTCGCCGCGGATGGCGGCGCCGAGGTCGGACATGCTGACCTGCTCGTTGGGATCGAGGGCGCGGGTCTCGGCGCCAGCACGGTTCTGGATCTCGGCGATGGTGCGCTCGAGGTCGTCGGGATTGGGCAGCTGCTCCGCGGCCTGGTCGTCGAGGATCGCACGGGTGATGGCGATGTCGTCGTTGGCGGTGCCGTCGAGCACGGCGATGTGCTCGGTGTAGGTGTCGAGCGAAGCCCGTCGCTCGGCGATGGACTTGGTGTTGGCCGTCCACATCGCCCGCGCGTCCTCGAGCGGCATGGTCTCCATGCCCGCGGGCCCGGCGGTGCGGAACACCTTCGAGCTGATGACGTCGCGTGGCGACACACCTTGCTCGGAGGCGAAGCGGGTGACTTCGGACTCCTGTACATCGCGGCGCAGGGAGCGACGGCTGCGCAGCTTGCGCACGCCGGTCTCGGGGTTGACGTCCTCGACGGCGTCGGGGAAGGCCTGCTCGAACTTCTCGATCTTGGACAGGCGCTCGGTCGCCCGCTCGAGCTCGAGCGTCTGACCCTGGTCGATGCCGGGCCCGCGACGCATCGCCAGCAGTCGGGAGATCTGCGTGCGCAGCTCCTCCTTCTCGCCGACGCGCACCGTCATCACCGGACCCGAAGGCATCCGACGCGACCGCTTGGCCTTGGCGATGGCCTGGCGGATCTGCTCGTGCAGGTACTCGGGAACGCTGCCCGACTCGAGCGCGGCCTCAGCCTGCTCGATCGTCATCATGAAGTCGTCGGCCTGGGTCGGGCGGTAGCGCACCACCGTCTCGCCGTTGGCCTCGGCCCGCTTGATGGCTGCGGCGAGGCGATCGTTCCCGGCTGAGTACGACGCCACCCAGCCCTCGGTCTGCGCGTGCTGGGCGCGCAGCGAGTTCAACTTCTCGTTGATGCGGCTGGCGCTGCCCATCGTGGAGCGCACGTCGTTGAGGCCCGACACCGAGTTGTCGAGCTCGACGATGGCGTTGTCGATCGTCGCCGCCACGTTGTCGACGACGTCGGAGACGAGCCCGGTGTGGATCGGCAGCGCCTGGTGCCGGGTGAGCTCGCGGGTGTTGCGGGCGATGCGGTTGCGGGCGCGGGTGCGGGTGGCCTTGTCGTCGGAGGAGAAGTCGCCGATCGCGCGGCGCTGCTCGATCTCGTCGATCACCGCACGGTCGCGCTTGATGGCGTCCTTGTACGCCGCCTCCTTGGCGAGGTGACGGATCTCTGCTGCCTCCTCGGCGCTGATCATGTCGCCCGACAGCCGCTCGGGCAGGGCCTTGTCTTCCGCCGCCAGGCTGGCGGCGAGCTTGGCGCGGGCCTTGGCCGTGCGCCCCGACGTGGCGCGCGCGGCGAGGCGCCGGTCGCCCTCGGCGATCTCCTTGACCAGCGCGTCCGTCTCGCGCTTGTACACGCGCTCGGTGATGAACGCACCGAGCGAGGGCGAAGGCTCGAGTCCACTCTCGAGGGCCCGCCGGTAGCGCAGCATGATCTCGCTCAGCCGGTTGAGGTCAGCCGAGGCCTGCTCGACAGCAGCGATCGAGAACATCGTGGCCTCGCGGCCCTTCATGTTCAGCGCACCCTGCAGCTTGGCCATCAGCCCGCGGTAGTGCGCGGCGACGTCGGCGCGCCCGAGCAGCTCGGACCCCGGACCGATCGCGCCGCGCTGTTCGAGCTCGGGCAGCACGCGCTTGTCGATCCAGCGCGCCATGCGCCGGGCCCGCCGCCCACGCCGAGCGATCGAGGTGTCACCACCCTGGCCACGCAGGTTGATCGGGGCGTCGATCAGCTTGCGCTCCTCGGGGGTGGCCGAGAAGGCACGGCGGCTGGCGTCGATCTCGTCCGCCGCCTGACGCAGGTCGCCGTAGTCGGTCTGCGTGATGTTGTAGTCGTAGGCACCCTCGCCGTAGCCGATCTTGGGACGCAGCTCGTCGATGCGTGCCTGCGCCGCCTTGACGATGTCGTTGCGCCGACCACCAGGGAAGTTCTCGGCCTCGGACACGATGGCTCGGGCGTGCTCCCACTGCAGCCGCTCCTCGGGGGTGAAGGCACGCAGCCCCATCGAGTCGACATCGAGCGGTGCCACCTCACCCCACTCCGGGATGAACCCGACGAGCGACGAGCGCCGACCGAGCTGGCGCGCCTCGCGGTCGGCGATGCGCCGGGTCTCGGCCTCGAAGATGTGCGGGCGAGCGAGGTTGGTCTCGGCTGCGGTGCGCGCGGCGGCGGCTGCGGACTCTCGCTGGATGTTGGCTGCCGTCACGGTGCGCTCGGCCACCACCGAGGCGTCGTACTCGGCGAGGTCCTCGGTGATCGCAGCGATCCGCAGCGAGCGCGAGCGGTAGCCGGGGTCAACCCGCTCGGTGATCGAGGTGGCCCGGCGGATGCGCTTGGCGAGGCGGGCCTTGCGGTCGGCGAGGGCGTAGGCGCGAGCAATGCGGTTCTGCGTGCCCTCGACGTCGGGGTAGAAGGCGCCCTGGCGCTGGCGCCGGGCGATCCTGGCGTTGAGCTGGTCGCGCTGGTCGGCGAAGGTCTCGACCTTGGCCTCGAGCTGATGGATGCGAGCCATCAGCTCCTCGCGCGCCCCGCCCTCGAAGGTCTCGTCGACGTCACCGGCATGCAGCTCGGCGCGCCGGGCGTCGAGCTCGTTCTGGGCGTAGTCGAAGTTGCGCTGCGCCTCGTCGCGGTTGAGCGCCTCCTCGTAGTTGGCCCGCTCGTTGGTGTCGCGCAGCACGATGTTGCCGTCTTCGTCGACGAGCGTGGACTGGTAGGTGCGCCCCGAGTCGGGTGCCGTCCAGCCCTCGACCATCGAGCGCAGCTGAGAGTCGACCTGCTCGAGCTCGGCGGTGTCGGCGGTGCGTGCCGCCCGTGCACGAGCCAGCCGCCCGTTGCGTTCCGCGGCCGCGTGCGCCTTGGTGTCGGCGTCGAGCAGGGCGCGGGCCCGAGCGTGCTCCTCGGGGCTCATCGAACGCGCGGGCACGTTCTGCATCTGGATGACTGCGGCCTCGGGCTGGCGGGCGCCCGAGTAGTACATCTCGTCGTCCATCCGCCGAGCGATCTCGAGCAGCTGGTTCTGCTGGCGGGCCAGCGCCTGGCCCTGCGCTTCGAGATCGGTCTTGGCCTGGGTCAGCGGGGCGCGCAGCTCGTCGTAGTCGGCGCGGGCGGTAGCCAGCGGACCGGCGTCGAACTCGCGCAGCTCGTTGCGCAGGCGCAGGCGCTCCTCGTTGACCCCCGACACGCCGTCGAGGCTCTCGAGGTCGAGCAGCTTGCCCGCCCGCACCACTTCGAGGCCCTCGATCTTCTGGCGTGCGCCCTGCAGCTGTGGTGCTGCCGTCTGGTGCGCCCGCTCGACCTTGAGCCGAGCCTCCGACACGCGCTGGGACTGCGCCCGGATGTCGGTCAGCTTGGTCTCGTACTCCCGGCGCACCGACTCGAACTCAGGCGAGATCTGGATCTCGCTGTTGGCCAGGGCGTAGTCGTCGGTGAGCATCTTGGCGCGGTCGGTGTTGGCCCGGCCGTAGATCGCCTCGGTGGACATGCGCGGGTCCTGGTACGCCGGGGCCCAGCCGACGATCTCGCGTGTCGGCTGGGCTGCCACCCCCTCGGGGCCAGGGATGAACTGAGTGAGGAAGGCGTCGTTCTCGGCCAGCCCACGAGCCCGGTCGGCCTTGGTGGCAGCGTCGATCAGCAGCCCCTGCAGCGAGTCCATCGCGTCGGCGTCGCGGTGGGCTTCGGCGAGCTGGCGTGACAGCTGCTGATAGCGCTGCAGGTCTCCGAAGTAGCGGGGCGCGTCGAGGGCGAACGCTGCGGTCGGCGTGCGGGCGAGCTCGGAGAGCAGGGCGGAGCGCTGCAGCTGGGCGTTGCGCTGCAGGCTGACGTGCTCGGCGGCAAGGCGGTTGATCGAGTCGAGGGCACGGGCCCGCTCGGCGTCGAGGGCAGCACGCAGCTGCCCGTAGGGGTTTGTCTGGCCACCGAGCGAGGTAACCCCCGCCGCACGGGCCAGCTCGCTGTCGGTATCGAGGGCGTGGGTCAGGCGGAACTGTGCGTCCTGTCCCAGCGAGCTGAGCTCGTCGATGACCCCCTGCAGCCGCGGCGTGAGCGCATCCGTGGCGACGTGGGTGCGCCGCGAGATCTCCTCGGTGATGACCCCGATCTCGTGGCCGATGTGGTTGAGCGCCTCGTCGAGCTCGGACTTCTTGTTCTCGGTGGCGAGCTTGGTCTTGGCGTCGTCGACCAACTCCTTGAGCACCTCGTGGTCCTCACGGCTGCGCAGCATCCCCGACTTGCTCTTGAGCAGTCGCTGGACCGCGGTCATCGTGCCGACGTCCTCGCCGACCGAGGCGCCGTAGCGGGCCGCGATCTTGGTGAAGTCGGTCTCGAGCAGGTCGTACTGCTCACCGGTCACCCGCCGGAACTCGGCATTGATCTCGTCGATGGTGCCGGTGCGGATGTTGAAGTCCTGCCCGTTGATCTTGTAGGGCTCGGAGCGCCCGACGAAGTGGCGCTTCATCAGCGAGGGCGAGTAGTCCTCGAGGCTGTGCCCGGCACCGAAGGTCTCGGCCATCGCCTTGGACGTCGCCGTCTGCTTGCCGAGGAACTCCTTGCCCTGATCGGTGTAGTAGTGGGGGACGTAGTGGATGCCCTCGCCTGCCACGTCGGGCTTGACCCGGCCGTGGTTGATGCCCATGTCCTCCATGACCTTGGCCATGCGGTCGAAGTAGCCGTTGATCGCCGTGCCGCCCTCGCGCTCGGCGACGTCGACCATCCCGCGCAGGCCCTCGATGCCGTGGGCGTCGATCATCGACTTGAGCGCAGCGTTGGCTTCCTGCTGGCTCATGTTCATGCCGAGACGGAAGGCCTGGTACCAGTTGTAGGCCTCGCCCGCGGCGCCGACCGACAGCGGGCCCTTGCCTGCCACCAGCCGATCGAGCGCCTGCACCATCACCTCATCCGCGTTGCGGTGACGCAGCCACCCACCGAGCGGGGAGGTAGCGATACCCATGCGGGCGCGTGCCGCGGTGCCGCCGATCAGGCGGTCGGGGATCGCCGAGCCGGGCAGGCGGAAGGGGCGCTCGGTGAACGGGAAGCGGAAGTAGTACCCGGCGTCCTTGATCTTGTCGGCGCCCTTGGCGAGCGTGCCGCCCGCGTCGATCATCCCGCGGCGAACGACATCGCGCTCGGCATCGGACAGGGCGTGGATGCCGAGCTTGCCGACGCGCTGGCTGAGGTCTTCGCCCATGCCGAGCTCGAGCACCCGTGCCGCTAGCCCAGCACGTCCCTCACGCCCAGCGTTGGCGAGCACGCCCGCCCCGGCGACGTAGGTCAGCGGGTCGAGGGCGACGTCGCCGATGAAGCCGAGCCCGCGGTCGAGCCAGATGTTGCCGGTCGAGCCGAGGATGTCACCGAAGCCGATGCCCTCGTGCACCTGGCTGACGAAGTCGTCCCAGCTGGCGTCGCCACCATTGAAGGCATCAGCGGCCTCCTGCACACCCGAGGCCACGATGCGCCGCGGATAGTCGAGGGCGGTCAGCGCGCCCATCGCCACGCGACCGGGGGCGCTGTTGACCACGCTGCCGAGGAACCCACCGAGCCCACCGCCACCGCCCTGGTCCTGCTGGCCGGTGTCGGTGACCTGGCGGGCGCGGGCGAGCATCTGCTCGATGTTGGTGCCGCCGCCCATCGCGCCCGCAGTGTTCGGCATCGCCGCCTGGGGAGCGCCGCCGCCCCCCAGGCTGAGCGATGGGGCGGGGCCCTGCGCCGACTGGCTGGCCCAGGCGGGCGCAGCGCGCTGAGACAACACGCGCCGCGCCGTCCCGGCGTTCGCACGCGCCCCCGAGAGCACGCGCGTCGGGGAGTAGACCGTGACCGGGTTGCGCCGGTTGACGACCTCCTGCAGGTTGGCCATCAGCGACCGAACAATGCGTTGACGCCGCCCGTGCGGTTGGCTAGAGCGACCGACGTGGGCGTCACGCCGAGCGATTGCAGCGCCTCGGCGTACCCACGCGACTGCCAGTAGTCGCGGCCATAGAGGCTGGCGTACTGCCGGTTGGCGCTCACGTTGCTGCGTGCCATCTCACGGCTGATCGTCCGGGCGTTGGCTCGCTGACCCAGCCGGTAGCTGTCGACGGCACTGGCCGGGTGTTCCCCGAAGCGCCGCTTGCCGTTGCCGCCCTGGCCCTGACCCCGCTTGGGCCCGCTGGTCCCGGTCGGCGGTTCCGGTTCATCCATCCCGAACAGCATCCGCAGCATCACGTTGGTCGACTCCTGGGTGGCGGGCTGGCGCTGGCGCTGCTCGCCACCGGGCCACAGCATCGACAGCCCACGGGGCTGAGTCGCTCCCTCGGAGGGCTCGGGCCCGGTGCGCGTCGAGGCGTTGGAGGTTTGTGGCGTGGCGAACTGCGCCGCCCGCTGGGTCTCGAAGTCGCTGACGCGCTGGTCCGGGGTGGTGCCGAACTGCGCCGCCCGCTGGGTCTCGAAGTCGCTGATGCGCTGGTCCTGCGGGCTCAGCATCTGCTGCAGCATCGCCAGCGTGTTGGCGTCGACCGGTGGGCGTGGTGGAGCCTGGCCCTGGCCCAGGTCGGCGAGCGTGCGCGGGGCGCCGACTCCACCGGCACCCCCGCCGCCGATACCAGCCACGGCGTTGCCGTTGTCGAAGATCGCGGCCAGGTCGTCGGTGTTCAGCGCTGGCATCGGGGTGCCTGGCGTCGGCGCCTGGCGATGCCCCGCCGCGTTGGGGTTGCCCTGGAATCCCGTCGTCTGGCTGAGCAGCCATGGCACGCTGCCGGGGATGAGGTCCTCGGCGTTCTGCGCCGGGGGTGGCTGGAACCCGCCAGCGTCGAGGCCGGTCTGCGGGTCGACCACGGCCGCTGCCGCGGGGTCGCGGTCCTTGCCGGTCATCAGCCAGTCGAGGAAGCTGTTCACCCCGGTGGAGATCGCGTTGTTGACCGGGTTCTCCGCAGGCGCCCCGTAGAGGTCGGTGCCCCCGGCTGCGGCATCGTGTGCCGCCGGACCACCGGTCCACATATCTTGGAACCACGCACTGGTCGGCCCAGCGATGGGCGATACGGCCGTGGCAACGCTGTTCAGGCGTCCGGCCGCGCTGTTGCTCGACTGGTCCGTGGTCTGCTGCTGCTGCTGCTGTTGCGTGGGCGCAGCGCCGACTGCGTGCGTAGCGGCATTGTCCATCGAATCCATGCGGAAGACGTCGCTCTGGCTGAGGTTGTCGCCGGTGGCGTTGGAGAGCGCCCGGTCACGGTCGCTGAGCAGCTGCTGATAGGCCTCGTCCATCTGCGGCTCGTTGTCGAGGTAAGCCTGGTTGGCCTGCTGCCACTCGGCGCCGAGCAGGTCGCCCGCCTCGTACTGTTCCGTCGGCAGGGGGATGCCGAGCTCGCGGTACTTCTCGGCCAGCGGCGACTCGGTGGTGGTCTCGCGGTAGAACTGCCCATCGGGCCCGACGATGATCGTGCCGCCGCTCGAGGTCTGGTTGCCGTCCTGGTCGTAGGTCGCACCGATCGGGCCGGGCTGGGTCTGCTGCTCCTCCTGGTACGGCTTGACCAGATCGTCGGCGTCGTCGAAGGCCGACTGCCAGTTGATCGCGGCGTCTCCGGTCAGCGGCTCACCGGCCGAGTCGTACTGGAACGACGGCGGCAGGAACGAGCGGATGGCATCCGCCTGGGCCTGCAGGTCGGGGTCGGGGTTGTCCGTAGCTGCGTTGGCGTCGGCCTGCTGGATGAGCTGGCGCATCTGGCTCACCGCGGTGCGCGGCGAGCGACCGGCCTGCACCGCCTGGGCGACGATGCCCTCGAAGGAGACCTCGCCCGCCTGGGCGTTGGTCAGCCACTGGTTGAACTGCTGCGTGGCCGGGCGGGCGATCAGCTCGCGCTCCACCGTGGGCGCGAAGGAGTCACCAGCGAACGACCCGGCGCCCATCAGCGCAGCGATCATCGGGTCGCTGCTGAGGTCCATGAAGTCCTGTAGGTAGTTGCCCTGGCGCCCGGCCTCCTCGAGCGTGCCCGCGTCCTCGGGGTCTTGGCTCGGAGGAATGAACCCGCCCAGCGACTGCTGCTGCATCATCGAGGGGTCGAAGCCGAAGCTGAGCTGACCCAGCTGATCGGCGCCTGCCGCGCCCTGCCAGGGCGCGGCCTGGGCCCCGCCCTGGCTCAGTAGGTACTGGATGATCGCCTGCGTCGTCGGGTCGAGCCCGCCGCCCCAGCTGTCGCTCATCGGGCACCGCCCTGCTGGATCGCCGCGATCAGCTTCTGGAAGTTGAGGCCGGGGATGTTCGCTGACTGGCTGATCAGGTCGAGGATCGGCTGCAGTCGTGCCTGCTGGGTGGTGTTGCCCTGGGTCCAGTTGGCCTGGTTCACAGCCTGCTGGCCCTGGGCATTCTGGCTGGCGTACTGCTGGCGCATCAGGCTGTTCTGGTAGTCACGCTCGGCAGCCTGCTGCTGCCAGGCGTTCTGCGCCTGGGCCTGCTGGTTGGCGATGCCGCCGCGCAGCCCGAGCGCCTGCGCACCGAGCTGCTGACGGCCGTAGTTGGCGTCCATCGCCACCTGCTGCATGCGGCTGCCCTGGCTAGCCTGCTGACTGGCCGAGAGCACCTTGAGCAGGTCCTGGAACGTGCCCTGGTCCTGCGTGTTGGCCTGGTTCACCTGCGCCGCGGCGTCGGGGCTGGCGACCCCACCGGCCGTGGCCATCAGGCCCGCCCCCATCACCGGGGCCTGCGGCCCGGCCTGCACCTGAGCGGTGGCGTAGGGGTTGGAGTACGCCCCCTGCACCGCCCGCGCGGTGGCTGCCTGGTTGGTGTTGATGTTCGCCGTGTCGGCCGTGACGGCCTGGTTCACCAGCCCACGCTGGGTGTTGTACGGCGCAGCGTTGAAGGCCCCGAGACGCTGACCCTGGAAGGCGGGTAGCGGCGTGTAGCCGAGCTGCGGGCCGCGCACGCCGAGCGCCTGGGTGAGGGCGTCGATCATCGCCTGGGTCACGGCGGGCTTGGCTGCACCACCACCGCCGCCACCACCACCGCCGCCGCCACCGCCACTACTGCCGCCAGGACCGCTGGGACCGGGGGCGTTGGCAGCGAAGGAGTTGGTGACAGCGTTGCCGCCGATGCGCATGAGCGAACGGTCGATGGCGTTGGGGGCGTAGGCGCCCGGCGTCCCCGGCGCGGGAGGCGGACGCCAGAGCGACTGGACGAACGGGATGCCCGGCTTCCGGGCACCCTGTGGGCTGTTGTTGCGTCGCTGCTGCTGGTTGCGCGTCTTCGTCGCACCTGTCGCCGGGGCAGTCCAGTTGCTCCACGGATTCGTTGCCATCAGACACCTCCGAGTGACTGGCGTAGCGCCTCGATGTTCTGCGCGGCGTAAGCGATCTCGCGCGCCTTGGCCAGCTGGATGTCAGCCAGGGCACTCGAGTGTTGCGCACCGAGCTGCGTGCCGGTGAGGTCGTACTGGCGCAGTTGGCTGGTGAGATCGTTCTGCGCCGTGCCGTACTGCTGCGTGAAGTCACCGAGGTAGTTCTGCATCGAGCGCTGCATCACGCCCGAGCGCACGTTGCCACCACCGAAGCCACGCTGCCCGAAGCTCGACAGGAAGCTCGGCGTCTGACGCTTGAAGCTCTGACTCATCATGCTCAGGTCGCGGTTGCCGCGCTGCTGAGCAAGGGTGCGAGCGAAGGTGTTCGACGCCAGCTGCGCGGCGTACTGATCGTCGACCCCGCGGCGCTGCTGCTCGTAGTAGCCAGAGTCGACGAGTGCCATCTCAGCCCGCCCGGATGATGTAGGTGACGACCACGAAGGGCTGCAGCATCTCGGCACCTGAGGTGCCGAAGCTGGCCGTATTGGGCGTCGACACCGCCCCCGTCGAGGCCGCTGATGGCTGGCCGCTGGTGGCCTCGCTGGGCTGGCCGCTAGTGGCGTCGCTCGCCGCGCCCGTGGCCCCGGCATAGCTCGGCACGTTGACCTGGTGGGCGTGCACGGTGTCGTCGTTGCCGGTGAAGCCAGCCACGGTCGTGCCGGTGGCGCTGGCCATCATCACCGAGCCGGTGGTGCCCGGCGTCGAGTTCTGGCGCTGGCTCACGTCGTGGCGGTGACCGGTCAGCGGGTTCGAGGTGTTGAAGGCGGCGTGATCGTGGTTGTTCGTGTGCGTGTGCACATGCTCGTGCGTGTGCGGGTGCTCGTGCGTGTGCGGCATCAGGTGGGTGTGCGGCATCGGGTGGGAGTGAGCGGGCACCGGCACGGTGAAGGTGCCGCCGATCTTGCCGACGGTATTGAGCTCGGTGCGGGTGAGGTCGAGCCCGACCGGGAAGCGCCCGGCCATCTTGGGCAGCAGGAAGGTGGTCGAGTTGCCCCCGAAGCGGGTGCCGATCACGGCGAACAGCTTGGGGTAGGCGGTCGCCGTGACGCCCGAGCCGTCGCAGGCGAGCCACGCCCCGGCCGGTGGTGTCGGCGCCGCCCAGGGCAGGATGATCCCGACCGGCAGGAGGTTGTCGACGTACTGCTTGGTCGCCGCCTGCAGCAGCTGCACCGGGTCAGCCGACAACAGCAGGGGCTGGGTCATCGCCACCGAGCCGTCGCGGTGGATCAGCTCACCGTTGATGTACTCCTGGATGATCTGGTAGTTCTGCTCGACCGGCACGGCGTCGGCGAGGGCCCCGTTGACGATGTCGTTGGGTAGGACAAGGGTCATCAGTGGAACCTCCGCATGACGTGCTTCAAGACAATGGCGTCGATGCCCCAGCGGGCGCCGGGGGTCATCCCGGTGATGCGTACCTGCAGGGCCTTGCACAGCCCGAAGCTCCCACCGCGCACGATCTTGTTGCCGGTGGCGCGGCCCGCCCCCCACTGCGACCCATCACCCCAGTCGAACTGGCCCCACAGCGTGATGCCCTGGGAGTCGATCTGCATGGTGTGCTGACGACGAGCGTTGACCTCCTCGTAGTCGCGGAAGCTCTGGATGCGCAGCTGGTGGGTGAGCCCGGTGCGGCGGCACACGAAGTCAGGGCGGCGGAAGGACTTCTTACGAGTCGGCCACCCGCCCGTGACCCACGGCGTGCGGTAGATGGTCTCGAAGGGCAGCGCCCCCGGCGTGCCCGTAGCGATGATCTCGTAGCCGTCGCCGGTCAGGATCGCCGGGAAGTCCCACGACGAGCCGGTCGTCGAGCCGAGCACGGAGACGTCGCCGACGAGGTCGTAGGCCTGGTCCTCGATGGCATCGAGCATCACGATCCGCGGCCACTCGGTGTTGCGCAGCACGCCCATCGGGAAGGCCGAGGTGTGGATGTTGGACCCACCAACGAGCGGGCCGAGGCCACCGGCTGCGGACTTGTAGAACATCCAGCAACCGTTCTCGTTGACCGCTGGGTCGAACACGAACACGCCGGTCGAGTCGTCGGCCGGGCCGCTGTAGCTCCACGGCACGGTGACCCACAGCTTGCGCTTCAACCACCCGACCCAGACCTTGTCGTGCTGGGTGATCGTGGCCAGCGAGCGGCGAATCCCGGTCGAGATCTCCTGTGGCTCCTCGCCCGAGTAGGCGTACACCGCGCCGCTGTCGGAGCCCGAGTAGAAGAACACCGCCCGCTCCGAGCGCGTCACGGCCTGCGGGCCCGGCGCCCCGGCGGTGGTCGACTTCTTGACCACCTGCCACGACTCAGCGTCGTATCCGTAGATGGCCCAGACCCCGTCCGGCTTGAACACCAGCAGGTGGTCCTGGAAGCTCATCAAGGCGGTGATCTTCGAGCCCTCGGAGATGATGTCGATGTAGTCGGCCTGGGCCCAGTCGCCCGCGCTGGTCGGGTGCGACCAGCGGATGCGGTTGGGCATCGTCACCCCGTCCTCGACGAGGTTGGCGGTGAACAGGTAGCCCGCGTGCGCCTCGCACAGCTCGGCCTTGGGCATCTTGCCGCCGACCGGGTTGGTGTAGTCGTCGTTCCATCCACCGGCCCCGACCGCTACGAGCGGGGCCGGTGGGGAGATGCCGGTGCGCGTGTAGCCGACGTTGGTGCGACCGCACGCCATGAACAGCGTGTCGCCCATCGAGGCGAAGTCGACCATGTGGCTGTTCGCCGCCACCGGGACGTGCAGATCGGTCAGCGTGGTCGACCCGGCCGAGGCCAGCAGCGTGCCGTTGGCAGCGACGTAGACGACGTCGAGCCCGTCGGACAGGCTGTGCATGAAGGCGCGGCGCGGGTCCCACGTCAGCGGGTCGGGCCACAGGTCACCGGCCGACCACTTCATCCAGCCGGGGCGCGAGTAGATCCCGCCGAGGCGATCGACAGCGACGTTGAGCGACTCGGCGGTCTCGTTCTCGGCCAGCTGGAACGGCGAGGCGCGGGTGTTGATGCCGCCCGAGAAGTCGACGAGGTTGATCGGATCGAGGCGGTTGGGCATCAGGGCGCCACCGGGGGATTGGACCAGACCATGTTCGTGGCCCCGGTGTCGCCATAGGGCAGGCCCCCGGCGTAGATCAGCGGCCGGTGATGACGCGGGTTGCAGATGGCGTTGCGCGCTGCGGTGAACCCGGACATGAACCGCTTCATGTAGAGGTCCTCGAGGATCTCGTCTTCCTGCTGGGCGTAGCACAGCGCAATGGCGTAGTGAGCGAGCAGGATGTGCAGCCGCGGATCTGCGTCGACCTCGGCACCGGCTCCGGTGAGCCACCACGACGTCGGCAGGCGGTAGCCGCGCAGGCGCACGGCGCGCTCGACGTTGGGGTTCGGCCACAGCCGCAGCCGCCCACCCCAGATCGTGTAGTACACGGGCGTGGTGACCGTGGCCACCTGGTTGAAGCTGTCCTCGGCTTGCTCGTTGGCGACCTGCACCAAGCGCACCCCGCTGGTGCCGTCGATGACGCTGAACAACCCCGCCGGGTCGCAGTCGCTGGGCAGCTCGATGTCGGCGTCACCGGCTGTCTGGGTGACGTCCCAGCGCGCCTCGAAGCTGGGCCAACGGTTCTCCATCGACATCATCCGCTGGTAGGCCTCGATGATGTAGGAGTCGAGCATCGAGCTCGGCAGCTCCTCGTCGTCCATGTCGAGCTGCGTGCGGATGTAGTCCCGCAGCTGCTGCAGGTTCACGGAGCCTCACCGAGGCGATCGTGACGACCCTGGCCCGGAGCGTGGAAGATGCACAGGTCGGTGCCGCGCACGGCGCGGGCCTTGCAGGTGTCGGCCTTGGCCCGGCAGAAGCCATCGCGCGAGATGCGCTTGGGCGGGATGTAGGGGGCGGTCGAGAAGCCCGCCGCGCTGCCGATGGCGGCGTTCTCCTGGGGATGGCCAACGGGTGTCCCGAACAGCGCGTCAGCGGTGACGCGTGCCGCATCGGGATTCTGAGTGGTGCCGTATCGGGACACCTCGCCTGGCTGCATTGGAACTCCTTGTCAGGTGGGGGCGGGGAGGGGGACCCCCCGCCCCCACGATCTCACGGTGCGACGGAGATGCCGGTCAGCTTGAAGTGCCGACGGCGCTGACGCGTGGTGAGGTTGCCGTACGCGGTGATGAACGAGTACCGCGCATCGACGGCCGAGGCGAGCCCGCTGGTGGCGTGGGCCGAAGCCAGCGACTCCGACAGACCCTTGGAGAACGGCGTCTGAGCGAAGAACCGCGAGCTGTGGAAGACCAGCCCGACGTACTTCGAGTTGATGCCGTACATCACGCCAGCCGGGCAATCGAAGTCCCAGTAGACGGGGGTCTGCTTGAACAGCAGGTTCATGAAGCCGAGGTTGGCCGACTTGGTGTCGGTGTAGCGCACCTGCGGGGTGAGCGTCGACTCGTAGAACTCGTAGGTCCCCTGGCCGGTGAAGATGGCATCGACGCGGTCGCTGCCCGAGTCCGAGCTCGAGTGGTACGCCGCGCTCATCGCCTTCTCGAGGCCGGTTGCGTCGACGGCGCCGACGGCGGTCTCGATTGACTTCCACCAGGTGTTCGTCGCCGGGTCGATGCCACCGATGGCACCGGTCGAGTCGATGATCGCGTCGAGGGACAGGAAGTCCTTCGTCGGATCAGCGCCACCACCGAGCGTGCCGTAGAGCATCCGGCTCATCCGGTTCTTGAGCGTCTCCTCGGCCTGCATCACCTTGGCCTCGAGCAGCGACAGGACCTGCTCCTTGCCGTTGTTCGTGGCCTCCTCGAGGCCGCTGATGGCGATGGTGGCGTACACCTGGCGCCACGGGAACTGAGCCGCCGAGATCCCGGCCTGCGGGGTGATGGTGAGCTGCTGCCACTCGGAGTAGCTGCCCGACTCGCCCTCGGCGTAGATCAGAGGCTCGACGATGGAGATGCCGCCGTTGACCTTGCGGACGCGGCCCTTCGACATCATGTAGTTGAGCAGAGGCCGACCGTTGAAGATGTTGTCGGTCAGCGTGCGGTGGTAGTTGTGCATCGTCGTCGTCAGGTGGGCGTCCCAGTCGACGGGTAGATGCGTTGGGTTGGCTGCAACCACGGAAGGTCCCTTCGGGAGGGGCCTAGACCGCCTTACGCCCGAGCTGGCGCTCGGCGGCGGCGAAGGCCTCGGCGATGGTCATGGGACCAGCGTTGGCCGGGGCCGGTGAGGTGCCTGCCTGAGTGGCAGATCCACCGTTTCCGATCAGCTGTGCAGCGTTCGCTCCTGCCGCCTGGCGCTGCGCGTTCTGCGCTGCCGTGCGGGCCTGCGCCTGGGACTGAGCCGTCTGGGCCCGGTCGAAGGCGATCGTCTTCCAGATCATGTCGAACGATTCTGGGCCCATGCGGGCTTGCAGTGCCGTGGACACGACCTCGCGAACATCGTTCTCGCTCAGCTGGTACCGCTGCTGGATTTGGCCGACCGCCGATCGCAGCTGCTCGTTCGCTTGACGTTGCTCCCACTGCTGCGTCAGGGCTTGATTCTGACGCTCGATCTGGGCGAGCCTGCGCTCGACCGGATCGACGTAGGGGTTGTCGTCGAGGTCATCGAAGTCGCCCGGCGCCTGAGACGCCGGGGCTTGCTGCTGACCGAAGTCCACTCCGTACTGCTGTGCGAGGAGCCGAATCGTCTCGGCTGGCTGAGCTTGCAGTGCTCGCTCGATGGTGAGTGCGTACTCAGCCTGCTGGCGCTGTGTGGCCAGCTCCTGTGTCTTGCGGGTGTAGTCGGCCGTCCGGCTGTAGCCCGTGAGAGCTTCGCTCAGTGGAACCTCTACGTCCTCGCCATCCACCCTGACTCGGACGTAGCGCTGGGCCGTGTCGTCGTCGAGGTCGAGGTAAGAGCGCTCGGGCTCCGGGGGTGGGCCTGGGTCGGCCTGGATGCCATCACCTTCGACTGCCCCGTCTGGCGCGGGATCGACGGCTTCGGGCTCCCCGAAGGGATATGCGTCTGACAACACGAGTCCTTCCTGGTTGCTCTGTGTCAGGCGCTATTGAACCACATCTCACCCGCCCATTTGTGCAAGCAGCTCCGGTGGAATCTGCGGAGCCTGACCCATTGGCATCTGCTCGATGGGCGGTCCCTGGCCCGCCAGATCGGCGCCCTGGGGCATCGCCTCGCCGCCGGGAGGCATGCCGGGAGGCATGCCGGGAGGCAGCTGACCCTGCGCGTTGGGGTCCTGCTGGGCCTGCTGCATCATCTGATCCATCGGGCTGGTGAGGATCGTCGAGGTGTCCTTGATGCCGAAGCCGTACTGCAGGACGTAGCGCGCCAGGCCCGCCGGGTTGACCACACCCACCTCCACGAACGGCGCCATCGCGTCGACGAGCTGCAGCGCCGACTGGCGCCGGAAGGCCTCGTTGCGCGGCTCGGTCGAGCCGCCCTCGACCTCGAAGTCGTAGTCGCCCTGCAGGTACTCGGCGTCGTAGTTGACCCACGCCCGCCCTGCGACCGAGGTGATCCGAGCGATCTGGTCGCCGGTCACGAACTGCTGCATCAGCGAGATGATCTTGCTGCCGCACTCGGACAGGAACGACTCGATCTTGGCCAGCTTGTCCCGGCTGCGCGAGTTGGCGGCGTCCTGGATCATCGCCGCCTCGGTGGCGGTGCGGCGGATGGCCGACTCGGGCTGCCCGCGCATGTAGTCGCTCACGCCCGACACCGTGTTGATGTCGTCCTCGATCAGCTGGGACTGGTTGTAGAAGTCGGGTGGGGTGCCGACGGAGGGCAGCGGGGCGATGAGACGCGAGGGGTCCTGGTCGCCGAGCGCCGGGACCATCGAGTTGTCGACGTCGGACTCGAGCGCTCGCACGCCGTCTTCGTCGAAGCCGTCGCGTGCGTAGATCCACTTCCGCGCGAAGCGCTTGCGGTGGTTGAGCATCTGGTTGCGGGTCTCGTTGAGCTCGAGCTGCAGCGACTCGATCGACTCGATCTCGCCCATCGTGTAGAAGTTGTCGGTCACCTCGTAGTTACGCAGCATCAGGAACGGGTGCCCGCTGCCATAGGGGATCGGAGCGGGCTTGATGAGGTAGGCGTCATTCTGAGCCGAGCCCTCGTTCACCGAGTCACCGCGCAGCGCGAAGGTCGAGACCTCCTGGCGCTTCAAGTCGTAGAACTCGATGATCTCGCAGTAGCTGATCGCACCCTCGTCGGCGGTGTCGATGTCGCTGCGCCCGTCGTTGTCGCCCTGGCCCGAGCTGACGAAGCGCGTGGTCACCGCCACGGCCTTGCGCGCCTTGACGTCGTAGCGGCTGTCGACGCGCACGTCCTGGATCGGGCGCCACGAGCGCTGGGCGATCCAGCGCATCTCGCGGGGCAGGCGAGCGTCGGGGTCGACGAGCATGTCGAAGATGCTGATGCGCTCGATGTAGGGGTAGTCGGCGACGCAGTCGGTCGACTCGCTCTCGGCGTTGCCCGGCACCGGCAAGCGGTCGTCGATGCCCTCGGTATCACCGGTCTCGATGGTGTTCTCGCCGCCGAGCTCGCCGGTCGGCTTGACCTCGGGCGGCTTGGTGAAGCGATAGCCAACCTTGATCCAGCCATGCCCGGCGAGAATCCAGTCGTCGACGGCGAGGCGGATCTCGTCCTGGTACTTGTGGGCCCGCCAGAGGTAGTTGAGCACCTCCTCGACGACCACCGCGTTGGGGGCGCTCTCGGGCTTGCGAGCGTTGACCACGAACTTCGGGTTGTTGATCGCCACGGCCGGGGCGATCACGTTCTTGGTGGCGAACACGAGGTTGATCACCAGGCGGTCGTTGCGGTCGGCGGCGGCGTACTGCTTGCCCCGGTACAGCTCGATCATCCGGTGCCACAGCTGGTCGTAGTTGTCGCTGCGCCACTTCTTCGAGCGCTCGATCTCGTCGCGGCAGAACTGCAGCTTGTCGGTCAGCTTCATCGGCGGCATGTCAGGCTCCGAACGTTGAGGCGGGCTCGACATCGACGCCGAGCACACGGTCACCGAGGATGTCGGCGCGGCGTTCGCTTATGGTCATGTCGTTGAAGCGCGATCGTCCATACGTACCGCCACCTCTGAACGCGAAGCCAACCGTGCGGACCCGACATCCGAAGCACTCGCTCCGTCCGGCCTCGGCTGGCTTGCCGCACTCGCAGGTCATGTGATCGTGATGGGCGAGCCGGTCACGTTGGAGCCGACGCTCGGGTCGAGCACCCAGGTCACGGTCCCGGCGAGATCGAGGTCGCCAGCAGGGATGGTGAACGACAGATGGGTGGTGTCGGCGACGACCGGCGTCACCGTCTTGGCTGACGTGCTCGGCGCCGTGTACGTGACCACCATCGCGCCCGACTTGAAGTTCGTGCCGACGACGGCGAACGAGGTGGTCGCCACACCGTGAGCCACTGACGATGGTGTGATGCTCGTGACCGTCGGTGCAGGCGGCGCGGTGATGTCATCGTTGCCACCCCGGTAGCTCGGCCGCTGGCGGGCCCAGCGACGGTTCGGCTTGGTGACCGTTCGCTGGTGATTCTGGCGGGCAACGGTCATCTGGTGCTCCTGACGAAGTGTCGGCCGATCGGTTCGCGCTCGACCGGGACGGCGGAGACCCGGTCGAGCTTGCCGAACATCATGCGCTCCATATAGCCCCAAGTGCCAGGCGGCGGCTCGAGAACCGGCTGATATTCGCGGAGCCAAACGTACTTGAGCATCTGCACGGCGATCGACAGGGCCATCACGCGGTCGTCCCAGGGAGTGCCGTGCATCTTGCCGTCGCCGTCGCGCACGAACGATCGCAGCTCGGTGATGCACTCGGCGTCGTGACAGTGCAGCTGGTTCTCGCGCAGCGCTGAGTTGAGCTCGTCGATAGCGAGCGGCTTGGTGATCGTCGTCGTGCGCCAGCCGAGCACCTCACTCGCCACCGAGCGCGCCTTGGTCTGGCTGCGCGAGCGGTAGAGCGGCGTGTACATCATCCGCGCCAGCGCCTTGTTGGTGGTCAGCCCGTGGTTGTTGGACTCCACCCCCACCAGTGCGTTGTTGTACCAACGCCCAAGGTTGAAGGTGACGTCAGTGCCGAGCAGA